GCAAAATATGGTCAGGATGACACGTAAAGAAGGTTATGAAGCCTTTGATTATGGAGCTTTTGATGTGATTTTGACGTCCTACGAGAATAGGAATGCAAAATCAATTTGTGACCAATGCGGAAAGAGAAAAGCATGTGCTATTTTTAGAAATAAAACATACATGAATATATTGTTGAAAATATGTGATGAGTGTTTTTGCATTGGTTTTGAAGCTAAAAGTGCGAATTGTGATAGTTATATGAGTATAGCTAAAATGGAGTTTCGCATGCGTGAGATAAATAGGATGCCCATAATGCCGGTGGTAATAGCAATGTTATTAACAGGAGCATTGGGTTACTCCGATTTAGAGTATCAACGTGATGTTGCCAAAATGTGGTGGGATGGCATTTGGTGGCTAATAGGGTTATTTATGGTATATACCCTTTTTGTTGTTCTGATAATTCCCTTGAGTGGTATTTTTAGTGCCATTCAAAAAATAGTGTTGAAAGTTGACACTAAAATAGACTCCTTTGCTGAGGCGTGTGCTGAAATTAAAGATGGAGTCGCTCGCGATTATAGGCAAAATAAAAATTTTTTGTATCGTGAGTATACAGCTTTTAAACCACTAGCTATGCGTTTTGGAAATGCAGCTGTAGGAGAGTTTATAAGCGCAAAAATGATGATACGAGATGAGTATCGTCGAGCCAGGAATATGAAAACGTGGCAAATGGTGATCCAGTCAGGAGTTGGAATAGCTGGAACACTTCTTTCCGCTGGAGTTATGTATTATTCAACTCGCGGAGCTTCAAGCAATGTTCATGTGTTCAAGCAAGAAGCAAAATTTAAAAAAGGTTATGGTTTTTCAAAATTGATAACTAGCACGTTTGCATTCCTTGGCGTTATTTGTTCTTTGTTAGGAATTACTGCAGGAATAGACTTTTTTCGTGAAAAATATGAGTCGTCACGAAAAATCCCTGACGTTCTAAATTTGTTTAGATATCTTAAACGCAGATGGAAGGGAAAGAAGTGTGAATTTAGGGTCAATGCCGATATATTCACGAAAGCTGAAGATGCTGAAATTTTTATGACTGCTTTGAAAGATCATAAAGTGTCTGTTCCTGATATAGATTCTGGAGCAAAAGAAGGAGAAGAAGCTTTCTTTTTTAAACCTGAAAAAGATGAGAATTACGATTATGAAGTTCAGATGTTCAACCGATATCTTGGAAAAAGTGGAATGGTTGATCAACCAATTGGAACTATGTGGATGTACAGAGGTAGTATGTTGTCAAATCTTCAACGCCAGTTGAATATGAAACAATTTTTGATGCCCAAAGAAAACGTTCATAAGTTTGATTGGTTGAAAGACGTTGATTTTGTTATCGGTAACACGGTGATGTATGTTTATCTGGATATAGATGAAACAAGAGCCCGAAACAATTATAAGACTTTTGATGAAGCTGTCAATAGTTTGAGAGAAAAATGTTTTGGCAAAGAAAAAGAACAAAAACCAATCATTAAAAAAGATGAAGCTGAAGAAAGAGAAATTCCTGAGTTTAATAAGAAAGTAGCAGAGACTCCTGATGAAGAACTAGAAATGCCCCCAATGAAGAAACCAAAGTGGTGGACTAAAGATCATGGCATTAAAGCTGATATTCATTATCGAGTTTGGGCGCAAGGAAATTTGTCTCAAAATATTAGGTATAATACGGCAAGGTTGGGTGCAGCTAAACAGAATGATGTTGCTCGTGTTTTCGTTGATCATGTTAATGATGATAAGAGCGTGGATAAAAAAGAAGTTTGTAGAGACCTTTTTTATTGGAGATACTTTCAGTATTATTGTTGTTTGTGTTTGGCTAAAGCTTGGTATTTGCCGTTTGGACAAACCATTCAGCGTCCATTGATTTTTGGAAAAGACATTGTTAAACCGCCGATGATTGAAACTGATGATATGCCGCGTTTTGTTGATGTAGATGCTTTGACAGTACATCATAACCACTGGAAATGTTGTAGTAAAGGTTGTGCAAAAGAAGTTATGATCGCAATGAAAATTTATAATGGTGATGCAGAAACGAGTGCTACAATGTGTTTTTGTCGAGTACACATGTATAGTCCTTTTGCTGGAGCTGCTAATGCGTGGTATGCTGTTGTTATGGAATGGGACCCAGAGTTTTCAAAAGAAGATACATTTAGTGATAGTGAAGAGGAATCAGATCAAGTTGTTTCCGATTCTGAAATGGCTGAGGAAATTGAAAAAGATCTTGACAAGACGGAAGTTGCTAAAATGTATGATATTGATGAGAGTCCTTTACATGTGAAAGAAAAAGAAGTAGAACCTGTCAAAAAAGAAGAATCGTCTTTGGAAGTGGAACCCGTCCAGAAAGAAGAACCGATCATTGAAGCAGTTGTTGTTGAGGATAAAGTGAAGCCCGAGAGTTTGGGTGATGTTGTTGCAGAATTTTTGCGAGAAGATCCATGGGATGCTGTCAAGAAACGTTTTCAGAAGGTTGGAAATGATTTGTGGGCTTATATTGAAAATGTTGATGCTGCTGATGTTGTGGTTTGGGCAACGATGCTTGTTGTTTCTGGGATTGCTTCATATGGTGTTGGAAGAGTTTGTGAGAAAGTTTTTGAGCCGAAGCGAAAAGAAAAAGAATTTTTTGTTGATGAAGCCAATAGAGCAAAGAAACGTTTTTGGCTTATTTATGGAGATGGTGATGGAAAATATAATCAATATGACCGTGTCACGTTGTTGGGTGATGATTCACGAACTGAAATGTCATGGGGAGATTTTAAGCGATTTGCTAACACTCCTCGTGGAAGACAGCAATTGTTTGATCATTTTGCTGATGCTGAAGGAAATGTGAGATTTTCGGTTAAAGGTCGTGGAGATGGAAAATTGAAGATGCGCAACAAAAACTTTCGTTTTGAAGCTAAGCATGATGTTAAAGATGCAAAACAAATGAAAGAGAAAATTAAGAAAAAGGAGAGAAAAGTTTTGGATAAAAATGAACCAATTTTGCCAATTCCTCATTATGATTTTTCGAAAATTAATTTTCCTCATGAAGTTTTTGCTAGTAAACAAGCTTTGCGTGATAAAAAGAAACAAGAGAGAAAAACATCAACAGAAAAAATAATAAAAATGATGGAGCAAATAGATTCAGTTATTGAAAAGAACGTTTGTATGAGGTGTAAAACAACTCATAAAGGAAAATGTCAAAGAGATGCTGCAAAGAATGGTGAAGTTGTTTTATTGCAAAATAAAGAAGGTGAACAAATTCATCCGCTCTGTGCTTTAGATGCAATTTATAAAGAAGAATCCATTTTGGGAAATGTACAAATGGTTAATGCGGATGATGTTAATAATCGATTGGGAAAATTGCTGATTGATGGAGAATTTGTCATGAATTGCTGGTTGCATGGAGATAAGGTTGTAGCATTGGGACATGGTGTTCATAAAAGTAATGTTCTTGTTCCTAAGGAAAAAATTTTGTTTGTTTTTCCTGATGAAACTTTGAAGCCAATTAAAGATTTCGAAGTTTCAACCTTTAATGATGATTTTGGTCATTTTAAGGTTCAACCTAGTAAAAAGAAAGAAAGAATTCCTTTGAGAAAGCCTAAAAATGGAGAGAAAGTCGCCTTGATTGCATATCAGAGCATGAAAGAGCGTACTCCGTCAGTGTCATTTGGTGTTATGGCGACAACTGGAGAACATACCTGTTCATCAGTTGCTGGTTGTTGTGCTGGAGTCTTGATGTCTGTTGAAGATAAAAGTGTTTTAGGTTGGCACAATGGTGGAGGAACATATGTGAATCGTGCTTGGGCCGTTGACAATGATGTTTTGAAGCATTTAAAATAGAGAGCCCCTGGATGGAACCGTCCATTCCAGGGGGTATTTGTTCTGTAGAATGTCTTCAGACTTTGCCCTTTGTTGATTCGCGAATTGTTCCTGTTGAAGAAGAAGTGCCCTTAGATCATAATTATTTCAATGTTATTGGAAAGTTCCCGAAATTTCCTTTAATGAAAAATAAAAAGAAAAGAGACCCAATAATTACAAAAGCCCTGGTTGTGTCAAACTTAGAAATTGAAACCGGTCATGGTTTGCCAAGAATGAACCTTGATGCTAGTTATAAGAGTTTGAACAAGTATGCTAAGCCAGAAATGCCCTATGATGAGGAAGCTCGTTGTTTTGCTGAGAATGCTTTGGAAATGGAATTTTTGCCTTTTATGGGAAACTCCGAAGTTCGTGATTTGGATGCTGGGATGAACGACGTAGATTTGAGTACGTCTCCTGGTTTCCCCTGGAACCTCAAGTATAAAACAAAACGTGATTTGTATGAAAGTACAGATTACGAGTTCTTTCGTGCCTATTGTGATAAAGACTGGGATGAGTTAACCGGTTATAAATGGTACGTTTTTACAAACTCGCTGAAAGAAGAAATTAGAGCAGATGAAAAAATAGAAGCTAATAAGATACGAACCTTTACTGCTTCTCCTGCTGAAGCTGTTGTATCTGGAAATAGACTTTTTGGTGACATGAATGAGAAATTTATAGCTTCTCACTTGAAAACCTCAAGTGTTGTTGGAATGAATCCTTTTGTAGGAGGGTGGAATGAGTTGTATAATAAATTAAAAAATCACCCTATGCGATATCGATCGAAAATTGTAGGATTTGAGCTTGATGAGAGTGAGTATGATTCCTCCATGAGAACTTTTTTGTTTGAAGCCATATGCGATTTTAGAATAAAGTGTTTGAGAGTTCGAGACCGTACCCCTGATAATATAAATCGCATAAGACAATATTATCGAAATATTGTTAATTCTGTTATTATTACTGCAGATGGAATCATAGTACAAAAACATTTGGGAAATCCTTCAGGAAGTGTTAATACCATTTCTGATAATACGCTAGTCCTGTATTTTTTGTTGGCGTATACTTGGTATCTTTTGAGTCCCGTTAAAACCATTGAATCTTTTAGAGAATCAGTAGTCGCTGCTTTGCAAGGTGATGATAATACTTGGACAGTTGATCAAGTAACTGCAAGTTTCTATAATGCTATAAGTGTTAGTAATGAATTTTCAAAATTGGGAATTACAACAACTTCGCCTTGTTATGAACCTAGAGAGTTGGAAGAATTGAGTTTTCTTTCAAGTTCGTTTTCTAGGTTTATTGATCATGTGTGCGTTTATGATTTGGATACAGATAAGATTCTGGAATCATTGAAGTGGACCGAGTATCCTAATGATCCCGTGCGGACTTTGGAACGTGTTGCTGCTTGCTTGTTAAATACATGGCCAAATAGTGAAGCGCGCTGGTTGTGTAGAAAACTCGCCTCTGTTATTATTGGTGAGTATGACCCAATTCTTAGAGGAGAAAAATGTTGGGTTGATCAAAAGAACAAGTTTTGGACAGATACAATGTTCCTATTCTTTTATGTAGGTGATGCTGGAGCCTTAAATGATATCAGCCACATAAAAGATTTTGAAATGGAGTCCTGGATAACTAAAAATGGAGGGTATGCCTTACAAAAGAACAAAAATAGAAAAAGAAAAGAAAAGAGAGCTAGAAAAGCTCGTCCTACGAACAATAAGCCCCAAAATCGTGGAAATCGAAAAAGAAAACAAAGAGCCGCCAAACGGCGAAATAGAAGAAAGAACGGTTATGGTAGATTTGGAGGCGCAGGAAGAGTGTCTTCTAGAGGCCCGGATTGCAGCATGGTTGGAATCGCTACCAGTGGAATTAATAGACCGCGTTTTTCAGTTGGTCGTTCAACGAAAGGAAATGATGCGATAATGGTTGTTGGGCATGAGAGGCTAGGAGTTTTGTCTCTTGCTAGTTCTGCAACGGAAGGAGAAGTCTTGTTCAACCAATTGATTAGTCCTGAATTGATTGGTGCCCGATTAAAAGGCTTTTCAAAGCTGTATGATCGATATTATTTTCAACGTATGACTTTTAAGTACGTCCCATTAATATCCCCAGCTAATGCAAACGCCAATGGTGGAATTGTTATGGCTATTGATTATGACCCTGCTGATCCTGCGCCTGCCCCTAACAGAAGTGGCTTAAATTCTGCTTTTAGTTCAGAATTTGCAGAAGAAAATGCTGTTTTTTCTTCAGGAATAATGCCAGCAAAGAGAATTAATCCTCGCAAGGATTATTATATTGATGATAATGGTCTGGATAATCGCTGGTCGAAACAAGCACGCTTTTATGTGTTTGCTTCAGGAAATTTGACTGCCGGAACTTATGGAGATTTGATTTTTGAATATGCAGTTCATCTTTTCTCCCCTCAGAATAACCCACCGGCTGATGAAATGGGTGGATCAATTGTTGGTGCTGGAACTCGTGATCAGACCAATTTGTTAGGAACTGCTGCTGTTGTTGATGCACAAGCGCGAAATATAAGTATCAATGCCTCTGGAGTTGTTACCTTTAATGCTGCAGGAAATGTTTTGGCAAGTTTGCAAGTTGGAGGAACGAGCTTAGGAAGTGTGACCATTCCTGCTGGATGGACCTCAACAGCTAATATTCTTAATGGTGGTGCTACTGTTTCGTTAACATCAATGCGAAAATATGTGGAAGCTGGAGAAACTGTTGGTCCTTTCTTGAGTTCAGGTACTCCTACGATTTCATCTAGTGCTCTTAGAGTCGCAGTTGCCCCTTACGACTCTTTAGCCTTGTCAGGTAAACAACAAGAAGCTTTAAATGAGGCTTATGAATTCAATCGTCTCTTGGAACGGTTGAAGTATGTTGAGAATTATGTTTCTCAACTGGAGGAAGTTCAAGTCCCTGGTGATAATTTTGAACTTTCTGAAGAAGAACAGGAGAAACCCATGCCTGTTATTCGAGCTAAGGCTCCACGTATTCTTTCTGAAAGGAATATAAAGAAGAATATGGAAAATATAGTGGAGAAAATGAACCGAGAAGGTATAGTGATTAAACCTCTGTCGGAGAAAAGGGAAAAGTGGCTAAAAATTCCTTTGCAACCGCCAGTTGATGATCAACCCAAAAAAGATTGATCGTCGCCAATTGTTGAAAGATGGTTGGGAAATTAATCATGTTTTGTGTGTTTTTTAAAATGCACTTCGGAATTGGTAATGCTAAGTAGGCTGATTCTGAATAACCGCTACTTGGAAGTTTGGAAAACAAAAACTTATAAAAATAAAAATAAAAATGCGGAAGCGTCCGAGCTGAGCGAAAGGTCAACCTTTCCTCTGGTGAAACAAACATGAAAGACGAGAACTGAATAGTTTGGCTCTTGTGTGGCGCAGTCGATGTTTTTGTCTAACCTTTGTAGGCTCTTTTTCAAGCGACTTTAAAAATGAATGGAG